TCAGAAACTAGATAAATTTCTGTTACCTGTCCATTATCATTAATAATTGATCTTGCTTGAGCACCATATCCTTGTCCACATTCATCATAAATCTCAACGAATGGTGGATATTCATATCCTGATCCAGGATTAAGAATTCTGACTCCAATAATACTTGCAGTTGCATCTCGACCAATTCCACTGTAAGCACCAAAAATAGGAGCAGCAGAACATCCTTGCCCACCACCACCAAATATGTTAATGGTTGGTGGTTCACAAATTACTGGTGGTCCTGTAAAACAACCACCAAGAGGTGTTCTTGTTCCTGGACTACGAGTTCCTGAATTAAAGATATCAAATCCACCCAATACACTGTCAGAAAGAGACTTAGCAACATTTGCCTGTTCTAGTATTTGCCCAAATGGTGTTGGTGGAACATTAATAGGTCCTTGTCCGATTACCCATTGAGTAACTCCACTTCCCGCTGATGGACTTTGACCGCAAGCAAGAGAAGCGGCCCCACCAGATAGTCCGTCCACTGCTGCACGTAAAGTTCCTTCGATACTAAATCCACCAAAGAACTGAAGAATTGGACCTACAGCGCCAATTAACCCCTGCATTGCGCCAGCAATGTTTCCAATAATATCATTTACTAATGCACCAGTAAATTGATTCGCAGCACAAGCAACAAATCTCTGAACATTATTTACTACACCCTGTAGTGCTGATTTGATAATTCCACCCAATCCATTAATAATATTGTTACTTATACAAGGAATGGCATTCTGAATTGCTTTGATTGGAGCAGACATTGCTTTTTGTGCTGCAACTCCTGCTAAGTGAGCACAAGGAGCACATTGTGTAGCAGCAAGAACAAGATTATAAACTAATTGGTATAAAAGTTTTAGACCTTTATTAAAAATTGGTGCAAGAGTTTTAAACAACTTGTTCACCATATTAGTTACAAGTCCACTCACAATAGACTGAACTTTTCCAACAATAATATCAATCTCTCTATTAATCGTTTGTTGGATCTGAGCAGATGTATTTGTAATATCAGCGTTTAAATTTTGTACTCGACTAACTAAATTTCCAATTTCAGTTGATATTTTACTTGTTACATTACCTTTGCTTGGTGATGCTAATTGAACTTTATCTCCGATTGCACTAAAATAAGAGATCTCACCGTTTCCAATACTTTTTGCTTGTGCTGGAGAGACTGTTCTTGGACTCTTTTGTGAAGCGGAATTTTGCTCATTAGATTCATTCTTCTGAACGCCACCATTAGGTTCTTTGATTTGATCACTGTATCCTGTAAAAGGTTGGAAAGGACCTTCATAATCTGTCGAAGGAACTTGAGAAGTTCTTCCAAATGTTGATAGAACTACAGGAATCTGAGCATTATCGCCATCGAGAAAGAATCCAAAGACAGTATCTCCAGGTTGTAACTTTACATCTGTTGCAACGTTTGCTGCACCACTACCAGAAGTTGTAGGAATCAGAACTTGTGCCCAAGGTAGATCCTCATTGGGTAATTCTTTTTCACTATATGGATGATATCCTAAAATTCTAACCTTAGTTCTATTACCCCATCCAGATCCACCTGCTTGCCCACCCTGAGCACCAATAGGAGGAATCTGACCGATCCACCAACGAAATCCGTCTCTGCCTAGAAAATTACTTTTAAGTAGTGATTCGTCGATCATTTCTTATTATTAGCTCCGTATCTACCAAAAGTATCTCTAATAAGTTTCATCGATGTGTAAGATGAGTCAGAGTCAAAATGATGGCATAGTTCCTTAATCATATATAGACCGCTTTGCTCCTGATCATACTCTTCCTTGTCACCTGATGAAATTTTTGGGAACTGACAATTAATAATATCTCCAGCAGAGAGATTTGTATTCAGAGGAATAAGCATATCGACAGATTGAGTGAACAAAACATTATATCTCATCAGTGCCTGAGATTGATATTTAAATGGATCTGCATTCTCATCTGTGGATACATCTTTTTCCATTGTTCCAATATCAAGGCATTGAGTAATAATCCTAGTCGGAGTATCTCCAAGATCTTTACCATCAGAACCAGATAACTTAGGAAGTTTTAGTTTATCTCCTAGATTTTTTGCCTTACTGACATAATCTTCCAGTTTAAAGATACCTTTTTGAGGATCAGTAAACTCAAATGTAAGTGGATTATAAAACATACGATAACTTGAGTATGTTCCCAATCTCAATTTCTCAATCAGATTTTGATTCTTATCAGTGGTAAAATCTAAAATATTAAAGTCACTATTTTGCTGTTCACCTTCCTCATCGTAGGATTCTTGAGCACCTGATAATGTATACGTTGCTTTTGATTCTTGCCCCATCAAACCATCAATAGATCTAAACTGAAATCCATCTTTCGTTTGATAGAAAACAAATCCCGCTGTTCCATCACCAGATGTATCACCAGGAACTGCTTTTGCTGATAACCAAGTGCAAACAGTGAATGGTTTTCTCAGATTACCAATAAATCCATATTTGTTTTGAGTCTTATCCAATTTTCCTATTTTTTTAGTTCTTAGAACATTTTCTAGAATACTTCTAATAGAAGAATCAATTGTCGAACTAGTTGGATATTTTTTTGTAACTCTTACTGTTTCGTTTGTGATCGCTTCTCTTGATGTTAAATTCAGTAAGAATGATTCTGATTGTGGATTAGATATAACTTCTGTAATACTCGAAACATAAAAATAATCATCTACCTTAGAAAAATCTAAAGGTTTATTTTTATCAGAATTAGCAGCGACTTTTATTGATACTCTTTCTCCACCCCTTAAAGGTAAACCATTGTAGATAGATTGTTTAGCACCATCTGGAGTTCCTTGCTTATCTGGTGCCTCAATACTATTACCGTCGTTTACAACTCTAATTTTTGCAGTAATCGTTGGTGAAAAAATGTCTTCATAATAATCAAACGAAATGATACCACCTTTGATATCAACGACCCTTTTTTGATCGTTTGATTCTATAAAAGCTTTTTCATATGTAGATTTTTTTGTTGACATCAGAGATATGAGAGTTCTACTAAAAGTCTATTTTTGATAAAAGTATTTAACAGTTCTGATTCACTCTTTGCAGATCCTGAAGGAATTACAGATACTCCTCCTCCCCCACCGCCACCGTAACCTGGTGGAACTGCCGCGCCAGATGCTGGAAATTCTGCAAAAACAACTTCACCTTCATTTGATGGAGTAATTGATCCAGGAATATTTTGCTGTTGCATAGCAGTAAACTGTCCTGGTGCAACTCCTGCTGCTCTTTGCGCTTCTGGTAAGAACTTTTTATAGTTACCATCAGTAAAACCAGACCAAGCAGATATTCCTTGACTTTCATAAATCATCTTCGCTGCTTTTGCGTTTAATAAAGGATCATATAACTGTTGTGGGGATGTTATTCCAATCTTTCTCAAGTTAGCAGCATGAACTGGCCAACGAATTTGCCAAAGACCATACACTTCAGTATCAGATCTCATAGATGTGGATTTTCCACGAGATTCTTGCATAGCAACTGCACCCATAAGAACATCCAAAGGACCACTATATCCTGTAACATTAACTTGTTTAGTCATACCAACTTGTTTTGCAAGCGAAACTAATTGTGCAGTTGATAATGTCCCCCCAGAAGGTGCTGGTTGACCCATCAATGTTTGTTGTGGAGTTGGATTTGCAATTGTTGCTGGTTGTGATGTTTGAGTAACTTTAACATTTCCACCACCTCTTACATAATTGTCAATTTGTGATGCAGGATTAACTTTACCAGTAATAGTTCCATTCCAACCGCTTCCCAACTCAAAGTGTAAGTGAGGCCCAGTTGAGACTCCAGTGCTTCCAACCTTTCCAATTACAGTTGCTGCGCCAGATTCATTCTTAATTCTTGTTCCTTGACTAACATTAATTTGACTTAAATGCCCATACAAACTATAAGTTCCATCATCGTGTTTAATGACAACATATTTTCCCCAACCGCTTTTTCCCAAATCTTTAGTTTCGACAACTGTTCCAGGTTTAATAACTGATATTGGAGTTCCTGCTTGCCAAGGACCTCCAGAGATATCAACACCACCATGATTAGTAGAAGCACCTGCAGTTGGTCTTGTTCTAGGACCATAACCAGAATAAATGTAAGGAGAAGCTTTTGATCCACCAGTCGCAGTCATAGATGGTCCCATATACGATGGGGGAAGTGCTGCACCACTTTGTTCTTGTGGCGTTTGTTCTGCTGTTTCTTGAGGAGTTACATCTTCGAGTTTTAAATCATCAAAAAGACCAAATCCTTTCTCAAATTCTGCAGACATCAAACCAAATTGTTTTTCGAGTTCATTCATTCCTTTCTGAACTTCTCCTGGAAGCGCAGCAAAATTAAAATCTGCAATTTGCATCGAAACATTTTTTATTGTATCCCCAAAAGATACAACTGCTCGATAAGCTGCTCCTACAAAATTACTCAAAGAAGTCCACAAAGATTCCATTCTAGCATAAAACATTTGTCCCCACTTTATCCAGGTTGGTAAATTAGATAAAATCCAACCAATTGCTAAACTACCAATAAAATCCATGATTCTTCCCAAGAATCCCTTTCCAGGAGCACTTAATCTAGATCTTGCTGCTCCAGGTCTTCTTATTGTCAATCTTGCTGCTTCAAGTGCTTCTCTTTGTTCTTTTCTGTTTAGAGCCTCTATTTTTCTAGTATTAACTAACTGTCTATTTCTAAAAATTTCAGATCTAATTTTAGTACGACGCTCAAAAACTTTGTTAATTTTGCTGAAAGATTTCTTTGTGGCAAAAATACTAGACTTAATTGCCGAAGTTTGTTGTAGTAAATCTTCAGTTGATTTTGTAAATCCTGATACAATTGCCATATTACGTTACCACATTATAGTTAAATTGTGAATATAAAGCATAAAAATTATCAGGATTAGATGATCTAATCTTAGGAACATTTGTACTTGCTCCAGCACCTCCAGATGGTCTTGCTGCTGGTGGTGGGGATGGAACTGTTGCAACAACTGTTATAGGTGGTTTTGATTCTGGACCTAGACTTTCAGCTTTCACATTTGCCGATTGAGTAGGTGCAGGTTTAACATCTGCTGGTGTTGCTGTAGATGCTGTTTGAGCAGGAACTTCTCCTGTTGGTTTTGTTCCTTGCATTCCTGCAGTTGGTGTAGGAGAACCCAATGAGAGAGATTTGGAATCAGGAGTCATTGGAGTCTGTGGAGTCACAGTAAGAGTTTGTGTAGTTTGAGAAGTTCCCTCCATTCCAGGAGGAACTGCTGCACCAGAAGGAGGAAGTTTTATTTCTTGTGTTGGTTCTGTACTTGCTTCTGTTCCTTTTTGTCCTTTATCGTCTTTCTTTTCTCCCATCAAAGGAGTTTGTGGTTGAGCAGCAGGTTGTGTCTGCGCTTGTTGCTGACCCTTAGATTGCTCTTGTGCTTTCTTTAATTCTTCTCTCTTTTGTTTTAATAACTTTGGATCTGCTCCTGTTAAGTTTCCACCAAGAAATTCTGCAATTTCATCCAATGCTACTAATGTGCCAGCACCGACTTTAATAGCTGCGCCAAATTTTCCACCAAGAGGAGAAATAGTTAATGCATTAAGTGCAGCATCAACATTTTCTCCATTTAAAAAGTTTAATGCACCAGATGCAACATTAAGAATACCACCAAAAACATTAAATTTACCACCACTAGGTTTTCCACCCCCAGGTGGTACTGGTGCTCGACCTGGACCACCTGGGACAGTAGGACGAGTTCCTCTTACATTACTCCAACCATTTTTTATTGCATTAATTAATGCTTGGAATGGTTTAATGAATAATCCACTAACAACAAATCCAGAAACTCTTGCTGCTAATCCAGTAAGTAAACCAACAACTCTACCAATACCAACTTTAATTATGGAAAGAACTCCATTACCAGCAACTAAAAATGCAAAAGTTCTAAGAATATCAAATCCAATTTGCTTGAGAGCGTCAACATCTTTATTAGCTACCGCATCAATTAACTTAACAAGTTGCTGGAGACCCCATCCAGTTAATAATATTGTTATAGCTCTTCCAACGTTAGCAAAGGTATTGTTAACTTTATTTGATATTGCTTGTACAGGAGCAGATAAAGCAGATTGTATCTTGTTTTCTAATCTCTGTTCTCCTTCAGAACGTACTGCTCTTTCTGCTAAACGCTTTTGATATTCTGTGTCAGCTCTTGCTGCCGCTTCTTCTAATTTACTTTCTTGAGATATTTTTAGAGCAATCGAATCTATTCCATTTCTTAAAACTCCAATTTCTTGCGAAATTGTGCTTAAACTAGAAGAAATAGATGTAAGAGTAGATTGATTATTTTCTAAAAGTTCTTGACTTCTATCACTACCAACATTACTTGATCCTATTGGACCAATTCCTCTACCTCCACCAAAAGCCGATCCAGAAACACGCTGGATTAATCCACCCTGAAGTGAGTTAGCTAGAGGCGAGGAAATGACTGCCATTTAATTACTTTTTATTTTTTAAATTTTCTTCCTCAATATATTGTTGGAGAAGAGTTACATATATTTCTCTTTCCCAAGGAATCATATTTTCAAGCTCTGTCAAACTATATTTATGATGCTGCATTAGGGCAAAATTAGTTTTATAGTATGACTCAAGATTTTCATGAGCCATACTCACGCGAAAAAAGCAGATAGACCCTCCAGAAGAACTTCACTCTCAACTTTAGTATTTGGATTTTTAATTTTAATTGTGTGGGACAACTTAGGCATTGTATCAAAAAACTTTTCAACATCTTTAAATTGACTTGATGTTAAAGATTCTACAAATTCTTGCAATTCTTTTTTAGTGCAATCACTTGATGCCCAAGACTCATCCTCACTATAAACTTGCTCAATACAACTACAAATTAAGTCAAATGTATCATCTACAGTGATTGCAGTCTCAGATCCAAAATTCGCTTTAATAAACTCATTTAACGATGGGTATCTCATACGAAGAGATAAATTATCATCTAACTTAATGTCTCTGGAATGATCATCAGTTACTTGAACTTTAATTTCATCAAGACTAATACTTTTAGGAACCTGAGTTGTTCCGTCATCAGGACAAGTAATCAAAACATCTACAGATTCTCCTACAGACTTACCTCTAATATTTAAGAAGAGATACTCAATATCAAAGGTTGCTAATTCCTCAACTTTTACACCTTTAGTTTTGATACAATTTGAAATAACTTCTTTAACTGCATTTGCTATTTGTTTTGTATCCTCAGATTCCATTGCAAGAATCAGAATTTTTTCTTCTTTAACTAAGAATGGTCTGTACTTAATTTTTTGTTTTGTAGATGGTATTTCCAACTCATAAGTTGGCGTAGAAATTGTTGGTAAAGGCATAATAACCTATCAAGACTTCAGTAAAAATATTTAGATCTGTTTTATAGGGCTCTAAAACTTGTTTGAGTTATTTTATTTGCATCAAAAGATTTTGGCCACTCAATATTTGAGGTATCAACACCAGCGTCTCTTGCAAATGTAAATTTATCAGCATCTCTATAAAGTTTTGTAATTTGATCTGTACTTAAATTACTAACATTTCCACTTTTAAATGCATCTGCATAAGTTTGATTTTCTTTGTTATTACTTCTATCAAGAGATTCTGCAAGACTACTGTTTTGACCAGCAATATATCGATCATACATAAAACTCACACCCACTGTCATTATTTGAGAGTCTTGATAGGAAACAGAAATTTCATTCATTGACATTGGAAATAACCCAACAAAATTATACTCTAGTTGTCTCTTATAATCTCTCTCAAACTTAATAATTCTAGTCGCATTTGATTTGTAATAATCTGGAAATTGGAATCTTGTAATATAGTTCTTTCGAGTAATTGGAATTTCTGGTTTCTTTTCTGCAGGAGGAGTTAATGATTGATTATGCGCTCCACTAGCAATGAATTCCATCCAATGCTCAAAAAATTTCAGAGTTTTATATTCACTATCAACATAAACCTCCATCTGAGTTTGAGTAAACTGACGATTATGTGCTACCTTTTCAGTTATCCCCAAGTAATCATAAGACTCTGCGGTTGCAAAAGCAGTTGTTGGAATACTGGCATTTCTAACCAATAATCCAGCAGACTCTTGAATAAATCTAGAATCCACACCGCGTTTCTTTAAATATTCTACCAACTCTCTGTTTTGAGATATACCAAACTGAACCAAATAATGAGAAGTTTGGGCTAGATTGGTAAATAATGGTTTAAAATCTGATATTCTTCGAGGTGCGACCACTCTAAATACCTATTATGAGTGTTTTAGTATAATTATTTAGATGTCATACAAGGGAAAATATAAACCATCATTTCCAAAAAAGTACAAGGGAGATCCAACTAATATCATTTACAGATCTCTGTGGGAGAGAAAGTTTATGGTGTACTGTGATAAAAATGAGAACATTTTAGAATGGGGATCTGAAGAACTAGCACTCCCATATCGTTCCCCTCTTGATGGAAGAATTCATAGATACTTCCCAGATTTCTATATTAAAGTTAAAGAAAGTACAGGTCATATTAAAAAATATTTGATTGAGGTAAAACCAAAACGCCAAACACTAGAACCACAAGTTCAGAAAAGAAAAACGAAACAATACATATATGAAGTCACTGAGTGGGCAAAAAATCAAGCAAAGTGGAAAGCGGCGAAAGAATTTTGTGAAGATCGTCAATGGCAATTTAAAATAATCACAGAAGATGATCTAGGTATCAACTAATGCCAAGAAAGACTCTAAAAGAAAGACAAGACGCAAAAAAATCAACAGAACAAGATCTATATCCAACAGATACTGATGATACAAAAAATCGTGTCAGATCAGTCATAGACAACTTAAATGGTAAAGAAGATCCAGATGATATTATGTTAGAACTTTTAGAAGTCTTGGAAGAAAGCAGTGGTCCACCAGCATCTGGAAAATATTATATTTTTGTATATAATCCCAAAACACCTAATATAAAATATGATCAAAATCCTCTTGTAGGTGTTACTGATTTATTTCAGTGGGGATTTAGAGGAATCAATTTTCATTGGGGACAACCACGCCAGTACACTTGGAGTGAAGTCGCTGGTTCTCTCTATGAGGTAACTCGTTCTGAACTAAAAGATTTACAGAGTATAAATTTTGCAAATTTCAGAATAAATAATTAAAAAAAATAAATGGCAAGGCTAAAAGGATATACAGTATTACGCTATCCTAGAGAGCGATTAGAAGAAGCTGATGACTATTTAAAAATTGATGTTGTTAATTATAAACCACCTGGTTTTGGTGCCAGAGGTAGTGAACAATTTCGTCTGAAATCATCCGATGATCCAGATTCGGATCTAACAAAAAGTCTTGAGACTCGTGTTGCATCAGTCTATTTACCAATACCCCGCACCATCGAAGATGGAAGAAGTGTAGAGTGGGGTGAAGATAAAATGAATTCCCTTGCCGCTGCTGCTGCAGGTGGATTGGGAAGTGCAATAATGAGTAATAACCCTGTTCAAAAAATACTTGATAGTGTAATGAAGGGTGGTCAAAGTCTAAAGAATGCAGCAAATGATAAAAATACTCAAGATGCCATTGCAAAAGGATTTGGAGCAAGTGCGGTAAATGCTTTAATTGGACAAGAAAATATAGACCCATTTGCGGCGGTTACCCGCCAAACTGGTTCTGTACTCAACCAAAACCAAGAACTTCTCTTTCGTGGAGTCACTTTGAGAAATCATTCTTTTAGTTGGAATCTAACTCCAAGATCAAAAGCGGAAGCAGATGAAATAAAAGCAATCATTATGCTTTTTAAATCATCAATGTCTGCGAAAAAACAAGGTGCAGTCGCTGATAGTGGAAAAGGTATTTTTATTCAGTCTCCCGATGTTTATAATTTAACATATTATAGTGGAAAAAAACCACACCCATTTTTAAATCAATTTAAAGTTTGTGCCTTAACTTCCTTAAGTGTCAATTATACTGCAACAGGAGCATATGCAACATATGCTGATGGTTCACCAATTCAGATAGCACTAGGAATGCAATTCCAAGAACTGACACCAATTTATGCTGAAGATTATCAAACAACCAGAGGACAAATTGGAGTAGGTTACTGATATGTCTTACTTTAGAGAACTACCCGATTTAGAATATCAATCACCACTAACAGATAGGGTTTCATCAACTCAATATGTCCGTGTCAAAAACATTTTTAGAAGACTTAAAATTCGTGACGACTTAAAAAATGTATTTGTTTTGTTTAACAAATACACCATTCCAGAAGGTGCAAGACCTGACACTGTATCCGAAGAACTATATGATAAACCAGAACTAGATTGGGTAGTTTTAACGGTTGCGAACATTACAAATGTAAGAGACCAGTGGCCACTTAGTAGTCGAGATCTTTACAGATTTGCAGAAGAAAAATACGGTGATAATTTAAATGCAGTAAGATTTTATGAGACAACTGAAGTTAAAGATTCTAAAAATCGTTTAATCTTACCAGCAGGAAAAGTTGTTGATGGATCTTTTACTATCCTCAACCCAGACAATCAAACAGAGACATTATATCCTGTCATTGGCATTTCTAACTATGAATATGAAACTCGCTTGAATGAATCAAAAAGAAATATTGATATTCTCAAGAGAGTATACTTACAACAATTCTTAACTGACGCTAGAGACATTGCATATTATACAGAGTCCTCCCAATATATTGATCGCACACTGATCAGAACAGAAAACACAAGAAATAAAATGGCATAAAAAAAGGGGGCGGTTGCCCCCACTTTATCACTCTTCAGCGAGTCGCTGGAAGTAACTCAGAGTATCATCATCCTCATCTTCATCAACCGCAGCAGCGCGGCGAGTCGGTTGGAGGTTGTTGAGTTCAGTCCGAAGATCATCATCAAGATCCTTCACAGGACCGCGAGTGTACTCTTCTTCTTCAGCAACTTCTTCATCCACACGGCGAGAACCTTTGGAACCCAGCACATACTCAAGACGCTTCTTCAGTTCATCATAGGTTTTGAACTGATCAGCAGCGACGAGTTCAGCAAGCGAATACTGCTTCTTCCATACTGCTTCCATTGCATCATCATCGTCCAGCAGAGCAGCAGGAGCAGCAAACTCACTGGAATCATAGTTGCGATAACCAGCAACGTTCTTTGCCTTCAGTTTGAAGTTAGCACCTTGCCAGAAGTCAAACGGATCGATTGCTTCCTCATCCTCAAACTCAGGTTGCATCGCAGCAGTCAGTTTGTCAAAGATCTTCTTACCGTACTTAAACAGGAAGACTTTACCTTCGTTAGCGGGATTAGCAGGATCCTTCACCACATAGATGTTGGAAACATAAGTCAGTTTACGCTTTTGCTTACGTGCCAGTTCCTTACCAGCATCGGTGCCATTGTTCCACAGTTCGGAGTTCAGTTCCGACACAGGGTCCTTCTGACCCAGAGTAGTCAGAGAGTTCTCAATATACCAACCACCAGGACCTTGGAATGCGTGACTGTAGAGTTTCACGAACGGAAGGTCCTCACCGTTCGGGGCAGGAAGGAAACGGATCACGGCATAACCATTGCCGCTCTTGTCTACATCCAGTTTCCATACGCGGTCATCACTAGAACCGCTACCAGTATTCATTTTTTCTACTTCTTTGACCAGTTTGGCGGTCAGAGATCCCAGTTTTGATTGCTTCTTAAGATCAGCAAAAGACATTTGTATACCTCGGATAAATTGGATTCGGGGGATTTACTTGGATATTATAGCAGGGATGACCTCAGCGGTCAACGTACTGCTTTAAGGATTCTATGGTTTGATTCATACTGTTAAACAAGATACTCATATCAGTCTCTGGTGGGAATCCCATCAGAACAACCGATTTACGAAGGTTCTCTTTCATCTCAACCGCTTGTGGGTCGTCAGAAAGAGACAAACGTGTATACATTACACGTTGCTTTTCAAGGAGTACTTGCAACTTTTCAATATGTTCCAGTTTATCTTCACGGTCCATTTTACCAAAAGTGAGAATACTTCCGTAAATCTCCTCTTGTAACTTATTGATTTCTTTCAGTTCTTCTTGAATAATATCGGAATCGAAAAAGTTACTCATTTATAATTTCCCGTAAAATTTTTTTAAACTGGAATACGTCAATATTTAGAAACGGATTATACTTTTTAATTTTTAAACTGACGGTTTCCCACACAGGATCAAGAAGTTTCTTATCAAAATCTTTTGAGAAACCAAATATTTTGTCGTAAATTACGAATGTTTCTGGCGACAATCTCCCGCTTAGAAACCTTTTTAGGACTGGTGGATGTCCTTTGGAACAACTCAACGCATCCTCTAATTTTGTCTCCGAGAACAATTCCGTTGATTGTTCTTTGAACAAGTAAGTCAAACTCTGTTGTCTTCTCATCCAGTCTGCGTATGTTCTTTCTCCAGAATTGATAATTTCTCCAATCCATAAGTTACTAGGTGAATCTGTTGCTACGAAATTTGATAACAAAAAATCTAAAATTTCTTTATCTGAATACTTTCGACTCGTTTTCTCAAACCAGTACTTGTCTTTTCTTTTATTAAATGATGTTAGCGTAGCTTTAGATTTACCACCATACTTAAAAAAGTCATATTTACTGTTCGTAAAATGACTTTTCATAGAAAGATAAGTTTGGTATGTCTCAAAAGGACTCATAACGGAAGTTTTGCTTTAGATGTTTTTTTCATAAAGTTAAGACGGATAGCGTCCCACTTTAATCGCTCTTTTAAAGGTTTGGAAATAAGTTTAGTAACCGATTCTACTTCAAGACTATTAATTTCACAGTAATGAACAATTGCGTCAATGTAGTTAAAATTTTCTTCTGCTACGATTTTTTCGATTTCGAGAGAAAATTTAGATGGTGTTAAAAACTTATTCTCAATTGCCTCTTCTAGTTCTCTATTCGGTTCCATAGGCATTAAGTTTATCTCTAACAAATTCTCTAATATATTTGCTGAGGAGTTTGATGTACTTTGATTTGTCATATTCTTCATAAACGACGCATTCTCCATTTTCACAAGCCATAATAATTACAAGTTTTTTGACTGAAATGCCAGTCAGTTCGTATAGCATACAACCATATGCCATACACTGAACAAAATAATGTTCAATCCACTCACGTGGTTTAGGTTTTTTAGAAGTCTTAAAGTCGATTATTGCTAACTCGCCGTTATATTCAGCGATACAGTCAACTGTCCCAGCAATGCCCAGTTGCTTACTATATAGGGATCCTTCGAGGGCATAGATATTATTTATACAATTGAGTTCCGTTTTCGCAATCTTAAAAAGAAAATCCGCAATCGGCGCAACAGTCGGCAAGTCTTTATTGTAAAGATAATTCTCCACAAGAGAATGCATGTCTGTGCCGCGAGAAGTAGCCGCCTTAGTAATCTTTTGCGCCTCATCCTCACCAATCTTTTTGCGCCAGTTATTGAAGATTTCACGATTAATATGACTCGTAACAGAAGTAATCGAAACTAGCTTTAAAAGTTCTTCTTCAGTAGGAACTTTATAATATCGAACACCATCTATAGTCTCCCTCTCAAGTTGAGGGAGATCCAACTCAATATGCTTAAACATTAAAAACCTGATTCCATTTTTGCAATAATGTATTCTTTGACAAATCCTGAGCGAACAATGTCATCGACTCCAAATTCAATAATATCGATAGATGGCATTGCTCTTAAAATTTTCATAAAATCGACAATACCATTCCTTTCATTTGTTTTTATTAGATCTGACTGAGTAGCATCACCACAAAAACAAATTTTAGTATTTTCACCAACACGTGTAATTATACTATCTAATTCGTGAAAATTCAAGTTTTGGAATTCATCTACAATCACGATTGAGTTATCAAGTGTTGTTCCACGAAGGAATGAGGTGCTCCAGAACTTAATAGTTTCTTGTGCTTTGAGATTGCCATAAAGCATCTCAAAGTCAGCATCAGAAGGCATCTGGAACATATACTTCACCATATTCTTATAAGGAATCTGGTAAATGTCTGCCTTGTCGTCGTGACTACCAGGAAGAAATCCGATTTCTCTGGTTGCGACTAAAGAACGAACGATATAAACTTTTTCATATGGAGTTCTTTCATCAAGAACATCACATAACGCATTATAAAGAGTAATGAATGTTTTGCCAGTTCCCGCACATCCATATGCAACAAGATGTTTTCCTTGTTCATATGAGTCAAACAACCGTTTTTGATTATCGGTCAAAGGTTCGATATCAACGAGAAAGTCAGTATTAATTGGTTTTTTTCTTCTTAACTGCTTAGCAGTCATACCAATTCCAATTGGTGATTCGTTCTTTCTTTTTCTAGTTGCCATTAGATTTTCTTTACAGTAGAACCAGGTGCTTTAGAAGCTTTATGTAATACGTCGTTCCATCCAGGATTTCGACTGATGAGTTTATCTCTCCACTCACCAACTTCTCCTGGAGTTGCACAACCCTCAGACCAATCCCTTTTCCACTCAGGATTGTCTTTATACCATTGAGTAATCTCGTGAACGCTCATTTCGACTACTCGTTTCTCTCCTGTTTCTACATGAATAATGGGATAGATAGCCATAAAGTTATCAAATCAAGATATTTTATTTAGACCCACTCAAGGGATTCTGATACTGAAGGAAACTGTTCGGTAAATACCTTTTTACAGTCTAGAGCAATGTCCATATGCTCCTTTTGAGTTCCATTTGCCGAACGAAGATTAATATAATGAATCCAGGAGCGGCAAGAACCAGTCATGTAGATCCTTGTGGGCGTTGCTAAAGGCAGTACAAAGCGAGCGCACTCCTTTGCAATACCCTCATCAAGCATAGTTTGATACAGTGCCATAGCGTCCCTAAAGTGATCTTGGATGAGCATCTCATACTTCTTAATCACAAAAGGATCAATATCATCAATTGAGTTCTGACGATTTTTAGTATCTTGGCGACGCAGTTCTGGAACTGGAATCTTTTCTGCAAGCAAAGAAGAATCTGCATAACGTTGAGAAAACTCTTGGAACGTAAAACTACGATGACGAAGAATTTGTGCCGCGATACCACGAGTCGTCTCAATCTCTAGAGTCATAGAAGACTGCTCAAAAACAGACCAATGATTATGCTTAATGCAATAAGCAAGCAACTTGGCATAGTTTTCGTTGTCTTGATTCGCAGGATTGCTAACTCGTGCAATAAATGCCATTGTTTTTTCTGCATCTGGAGTCACACTGATAAGTTTTACTGTCATTTCTTTCCAAATCCCTTTGATGTGTATGATTCAATTTCTCTCAACTGTTCTTTTAACTCACGAAGTTGAGATTTTAGTTCTTTAATTTCTTCACCAGAATATAGGTGTTCTTGCTTGACGAGTCTCTCAAGCAGTTTAATCAATTGTTTTGCTCTAGACATTATTAATCGGGGTATCCATCATCATCTTCAAAGATTTCATCATAGTCTGTGATGGGTGAAGTATTTCTTTTAGGTGGTGTATAAGCAGAAACATCTGAGTATACTTCTGCTTTAAGAGAATCTACGAGTAATTCTAAGTTTCTTACAATCAGTTTCAGTTTATCCTTGTCCATTAGATTCATTATAAAAATCAGTTAACCATTCTTTCATTATTTCTTTCATACCCTCAACTTCACTTGATGGAAAATACATTTCTCTCCCCTCAATTAAATGTATAGAGAGTTTTAATTTGATTCCCTCAAAAAATATGTCCGCATACTTGTCTAAAAGTTCTGGAGTCATTTTTCCTCTACTAATTGGTTTAATTCTACACAAAAAAAGAAGGAGAGTCAACCCCCCCTTCTATTATGTATTGATTCTATTTTATTTAAATAGAAATTGTATATAAAGCGACAATAAAGTAATTACAACCGCACAACCTGCGGTAATTTGTAATACTGCGAACATCACTTTGCTCCAACAAGTTGTGCTAGTTGTGCTTGATGACGACGCTCTTCTTTTTGTTTTTGTTCTTTAATGATTTGTAGGAAGTTAAGTTTCTTCATTTGCCCCCCTCCCAATTCCAGTTGTTGCATGGACGATATGCGGTTCCACGATATACATTCTGTGGATGGGATGGAGCATGAGTTTCAGAATACCAATGTTGATATTCTTGCTTAGGGGTGTCAGTGTTATACTTGCACCCTCTATAGGTTGCTTGTGACATTAGGTTTTCTCCTTAGTTTTTGAGGTTAAAGAGCGTTCCTTCAGTCGGCTTTTGCGTCTATTTTGCACTCTTTGGGAGCAATTTGTTTTAACTCCCAAATCAATTCATTCTTTGCTTGTTTGGGAATGTCCTGTTTTTGGACTCTCCCAGCAATCAACTGTGCTTGTAGGCAAGTTAGAATGAGTGCTTCCATAGATGAACGATCCGTTCCGAGTCGGCTTACTTCCGTCCTATTCAGTTTAGCACTTAAGTCTCACAACATCCTTTCGGAGTTCTGACAGCAATCGGTCTTCTCTTCTTTGATCTACTACATCGTCGTTTTTAACGATGTCCATTAGTTCCCACGCTGCGTCGCAACTTATTGTCACTTGATTAGTTTGGGCAAGTTGGGGCGTAGAAATAGAAAGAAGTGGAACCCATGCTAAAAGCAAAAGTGCTTTAGTCATAGGATGAACGTTAGGGGAATATTATACCCCTATCCATTGTATATATGCAAGTAATATCTTAAAACCGTAACAATAGATACAAAAATGTATCAATATTATACTATTTTATATTAAAATGTGTATCACCCACCAGGTTTCATTTTAACGCCAAGTTTTTGCTGACGCTTAACATCAGATTGTCTTGCTTTCGCAAGTGCCTGTTGTCTTTGCGCTTCATCTTGCTTTTTATAAGCACCCGCAAATAGTGATCTACCAATTCTCTCAAATGGATTGGAAGAAGTTCTAGCAAGAGTGCTTGGATCTGCTGCTCTCTTATAAACTGCCTTACCACCCTTAAATGCAAGATGTCCTACTGCTTCTTTTCCTTTGGCATCTCTTACAACAGAAGTCTTATCTAGTTGTACCGTTTTTCTTTGCTTACCAACGCCAGTGGATATAAATCCAGTTCCACCTTTACCCTTACTAAAGGTAGTCTTACCACCAATACCCGACAAACCGCCACCTGCTTGCGATTGACGCTGCTTCTGTGCCATCGCTGCCTTCTCTTTGCCTGTAGCACCTGCAACCACCTCAGATGCCTTTCCAGCGAGTCCTGAACCTGCCATATAACCACCGATACCACCAACAACACCACCAACTGCAGTGCCCACTGGACCGCCCAATGCGGTGCCAATAGCAGCACCACCAGCAGCTCCTGCCTTCATACCTGCTAATCCACCTGCTGCCTTAGTTGCACCCATTGCAAGAGCAGATCTTGTTCTACGTCCTCTTTGTTTTTGTGCAGCTGCTTCTAATCCAGTATCAAGAGCAAGTTGTACTGGAGTTGCTGCTTTACCAATAAATCCTTTTAGTTTTCCAAATCTTCCAGCATCCTTTAGTGCTGAAGATCCAAGTTCAGCAGCAGTTTTAACATTCTGTGCTCCTTTAAGAGCTTTTGTCACATTAGCAGCTGTTGATGGTTTAGGAGTTGTACCTCTAACTGTCGATCCAGGAACTTTAGTTCTTCTTGCTTTTAATTTTGCTTTTTGAGCAGGACTTAAATCAGTTCTAGCATCAATTTCATCAACGCTCATCCCACCCCCAGAAGCGGGAGTACCTGATGCGTCAGTCCATTTATCTGCTTCCGTAATAAATTCCCTAAAAGACTTCATTATCCTTAAACACTTTTTAGATATTTATAAAAAACCTCACAGACAAAAAAATACCTGGAAAAATTTTTCCAGGTATTTTGAAATCACTTTCGCTTTTTGGTTTTGGGTGCCTGATAACCCCAAGTCTTTGGATTGTATCGCCCATATCCAAAGTCAATACTCTTCAGATTTTCACGAAACTTATCCCAATACATATCAAACAATTTAGACCTAGTTCCTCGTGTAAGATCAAAACAAGTTTGATCTTCTACAAGATACTTAATAATATAAGCATCATTCGGTGCTTCTTTAGTACAGACATCAGCATACGAACCATTCTCAACCATAATCTCACAACCGTAGCGTGATTTACAAGTTTCTTTTTCTGCTGATGTCCAATGATCCATATGCTTTTCCTGTACTTTATCAATAACTGAACTCACGAACGATTACCCCATTTAATATCAGGATAAGCCTCAGCAACAATCTCCCTGGTAATTTTATACTTAGATTGCAAGTTCTTATCTTTTACTAAAATAAGAATCTGTGCTTCGAGTGGATGCAGACCATTGAGGATATTGATAAACATAGTTTCTCTACGAAGAGAACTCAGACTATCGTTACCACCCTTTACAAAGTTATAAAACTTTTGGTACTCTTTTCTAATTGTAGATTTTCCTTGATCAGATGCACCAAGAGAACTGGTTCCAAGTTCTCCCATTTTATAAACAGCGTCTTCGATTTTGCTGCTCAAGGTCCCACTACTGGTGTTCTGCTCATCCAGACCACCATAAGGAACTTCGCCTGGAGGAAGCACAGAAATAATACTTTCATCAAAGTTCCAAATCAAGAGAGATACCAGTGAAGGATCTCTATATTTTTGCAGTACTTCTACTTTACGAGCATTCGTCCTTTGCTTATCAACAGCCTGCAAAACTTCAAAAGAAAAAGGATTTGCTGGAAGTTGAGGAATTGGCGCAGGAGTTGCTGCTTTTTTAGTTGTCTTTGGAGTAGTTGTTTTACTCGTCGTCTTCGGTTTCGTCGTAGTCATAATCGGTATTTTCAAATCTAAATGCAATCACTTCGTCTGGAATCAAGTTTCCTTGAGAGTCGAACATTTCGGGATGAGGTCTAGGAACTTCTCGGTAATTCATCATATATTCTCTCGCTGTCCATCCAGTTATGAGCCCCACTAGAAGAAACAAAATAGTCAGAAAGGATCCAAAAACTAAACTTACTGCTAACATTTTTCTGCCCTCCTTAGGGTTCTTATTTTTTAATTCCCAAAGACACTTCAAAATAAAAGTGAATTTCTCTTCGGAAAAAATTAAATATTCTTCCAAATTTTATTGCGCGAGTTGTGAACTTCCTTGCTTTGCCTCCAGATAAAATGTAGTCTACACCTCTGTTCGAGATATTGTTATTTATGGATGCATCAGACAACTTTTTGTTCTTTAAGGAATTTGATCGTCTCAACAGACCCTCCTAGTTTTTTATCGTCACAAATTACTTGTGGGAAAGTAGATCCTTTACCAAACTCAGCATAAAACTCGTCTTTAGTAAAGTGCTCTCCCAAAGTATACACCACAAAGTTACTTCCTGTCAACTCCAATACTTGTTTAACCTTGTAGCAATATGGGCAATCCTCTTTTGAATATACAGTAAAGTTCATCTTAAAATAAAATTTGTAATATTAATAAATTATAGCATTAAAAAATGCTTCGAATATTTATTATACAGTAAATACCTTCCACCCGTAAGTTGATCCAGAATAGACTAATTCAAATGCAGCTCCCTGAATATCGACTGTCATATTATCAGAATCTCCCTGAATTTTTTGACCATTACGATCAATGGTCAAGTTATTAGTATTAAAGGTATTAGCAAGATCAAAAAATTTAATTGTGTCTCCTTTATAAGGTGCTGCAGGTAAAGTTAATGTAATAGCAGTCAGTGTAGTATCTATCCACAATCTTTGCCAAGATAATACATTAGCATTTCCTGTGATATCAATATCACTAAAGTTTCCAGATGAAACCCAAGATATTCCATTATAATATTCTACAATATTATCAGTACTATTATACACCATTGTTCCAGATGCAGTTCCAACACCAGCATTAAGTCCTGCTGTGGTTGTGGTTCCTAAACCAATTGCACCTTTTTTTATAAATGTATCTCCAACTGTAATACTGGATGCTGAACCAATTGTTACATTTCCAGTAAGAGTAGAAACACCAGAAACATTTAAATTTGTAGAATTTATTTGAGTAACATTTACCGTAAAAATAGTGTTTAAACCAACTGAATTAATATTACCAGTAACATTACCAGTAAGATTACCAGTAACATTACCAAGTATTCCCCCACTAAAAGTAGAAACTCCAGAAGAGTTTACATTGCCTGTAAGATTTCCAGTGTGAGCTAACCCAATGACGTTACCAGAAACATTTCCTACAAGATTTCCATAGAAACCATAAGTATCTGTTTGTTGCCCGTATGCAGTTATCGTTGTAGCAACACTGACAGATATTTCACTTGGGAAGGCATCTTCGGTTGGATCTGCTGGTAAAGAATATGCGTTAAAAACTAAGTCTTTAATTGATCCTCTAATAATTAAACTTTGATTAATACCTAATCCTATTTTTTCAATGAAATAAGTTTCATTTTTTCCTATTGATTTTCCAAAGATTATATAATCTGAGGAAGAGAATTCGGTCACTCCACCAGATGAAATACCAACCGAAAAAATTCCAGTATCTGATAAATGATTATTTGTTACAACTAACGTAACTAAAGACTTTCTAGATGATGTAAAAATTGATAATGGAGTATTAATTTGAGGTTCACTCAAAGATAATCTTAAAGAATTTTCTTTTCCATAACGTGTCGCAACACCCTGCCTGTACTCCTGAACCCCATATGCAATAAATCCAATATCAGATTTTGATGATGAACAAAATATAGATTGACTGCTAGAGACACCTACGTTTGTAATTGTAGAGTGTTGTTTTGGTTTTATACGTTTTCCAACAACAATATAATCTGAATTCCTAATTCCAGACAATCCACCAGTGCAAATGCCAACACTGAACAGAGCATCATCAAGACCTTGATTGGTTACGTTAATACTTACATTTGTTAGATCACCGTGAGACGTATATAATATTGCAAAAGTATTAATACCAACACTACTCGATGTCTTTAGTGATCCAAGTCTTCCTATTGCCACTTATCTATGAATGTCTTTTTTAATATTTATGTGATAGAATACATAGTATAGCATTGGGGTGGTTATGATCCTTCTGACTGGATATAAAGGATTTATCGGGCAGCATTTTGTTAGAGATGCATTGTGGAGTCAGCAAGTATATAAAGTTGATATGAGTCATTGCTTTAAATTCCTCGAAGAATTTACGGATTGGGAAAGAGTTCACCTAATAGTTCATCAAGGAGCAATCTCTAGTACGGTAGAAAAAGACATAAACAAAATTCACACATACAATGTTGACTTCTCAATCAAGTTATTTGAGAAAGCAATCGAGTATAATATTCCAGTCAAATATGCATCATCAGCATCTGTTTATGGAAACAAAACTGATGGTAGTGTAAATCCACTTAATTACTATGCAATCTCAAAGTTGCAGGTGGATTACTGGGTACAAGATAACATAGACAAGTTTAAAAGTATTCAGGGATTCAGGTACTTTAATGTTTATGGTAATGGAGAAGAACATAAAAAAGATCAGGCAAGTCCTGTCAGTAAGTTTACCTGGCAAATCAGAGAGAAAGGATATCTAAACCTCTTTGAGGGTTCTGATCAGTTATATCGTGATTTTGTTTGTGTAAAAGATTTGACCAGGTTAGTTTTATACAACAATAAACCAAGTGGTATCTACGACATCGGAACAGGTAAGCCAGTATCTTTCCAACACGTCGCAGAGTGTGTTGCAAAAAAAGAGGGAGGAGACATTCGTTACATCCCCTTCCCTGAGCATCTAGTTGGTAAATATCAAAACTATACTTGTGCAGATGTGTCCTGGATTCAGGATTATCCTTTCATCAGCATTGAGGAATATCTACAAAGTTGACAAAAGCAGTAGCAATATATTTTGGACCAGATATTGGCACATTTCCTTGATGTGGAAACAAATAATTACAAGGAAATATTAAAACCTTTCCAGTCTTTGGTTTAATTTTTATATTGTGAGATGGAAATTCTGTCTCACCACCTTCATCAACATCATTCAAATATAAAATCATTGCAAATAATCTAGTAACAGTTCTGCCAGCACATTGATCTACATGCTGACAAAAATGTCCCTCATTTTGAGGATAGATTCTAATGGAATAATCTTTAAAGCAAACGTTTTCTGTCGGTCCAGGAACTATTTTTAGATATTCATCATAAGATCTTTTAAACGCTTCACTAATCAAATCAAACATTGGGTCATCTGGAGAAGGATTTGACTGGATTGCTTTTTTATATTCGAGTAAAACCTTACCAGTATTATTCTGATCAACTGCACCATCTTTCTGAAGATCTTCATTTAAATGAAACCATTTGATCATTACATCACACCATTCTTTTGGTATGATCTCAAATTCACATACTAAATCAGTTAAGTTTGTCACCGTCAATAATTCTATAACTATCTTCATCAAAGTGCTGAGTTGAAAACTCAAATACCTCAGCATCTTCTAATCCAACCATTTGATGTCGAACTCCACGAGGAACGTGAAATTTATCACCTTTAACAAGGACTATGTGATTAGCATTATCATAATCATCATTCACACCATAGTAAAGACGAATAGCACCAGACTGAACATAGAAGGTTTCATCTTTTAGTTTATGATAATGATAAGAGCAGCTTCTATCTTTTAAAATAAAGAGTAATTTACCACAATACTCTTCACTGTTAGCAATCCATTTTTCATATCCCCAACCTTTGGGAACGTATTTAATTGAAGAATTCATTGTCGCTCATTCCTTTATCATCTATGTAGTAGTCGGCGGAAGGTTTCCCCATATGCAGTTCATGAAACTTACATCCCCAAGAGATCAATTGGTTAAATGTTAACTCATAGAAATCTCTATAAGCGAGCATACGAGAGTTTTTATGTCTACCCATCCCTCTTGCAGTTAGGTATATGATGTAATTACCCTCGTCATATAACTGATTTATTTTTGCAATTCTTTCTGGTTTTGCAACGCTTGTCTCATAGTTACAATCCCCTCTACAAACTGGTTTATCGCAGATTGTACCATCAATGTCTATACAATAGGTTTTCATCGTTCTGGACCCAAATACAATGTTTTTAATGGATGTTTGGTTGTAGATTTAGTAGCAGCATAATAATCTAACTTTGCAAGACCAATAGCAGTTCCAGCATCTGTTGAGATTGGTTCCACATATAATTTTACACCCTTTGGCAAATGCTCAAGGTATTTGTAATTAGCAACACAATTCAAAGCACATCCTCCAGTCAAAACAATATTATTTTCTTCTGTAATCTCCAAAGTTTTTTTAATAAGATTGATCATATAAGTCTCAAAATCTTCTTGGAGTCTATATGCAAGATTGCAAAAAATTTGTGCTTCTTTTGAGTCTTGTTCTAATGAATTAAAATTTTTGATGGATTCAGGATACTTAATATAATTGTATGGAATTAATCGTATTCCATATCTGGTTCTATAAAACAAAGATGTATCTAAAGTCCCATCAGGATTTAAAAAAGGTTTAATTTTTTTATCTGGTTTTCCATAGGCAGATAAACCCATTAATTTTCCAGATCCAAAATCACCAAATCCAAAGTAATTAGATAATGCATTATAAACCATCCCTATCCCAAAAGTCAAATCATACTTTTGCATTCCACTAAGATAAGTTGGTGTATAATTTTGAGTATGTAAATAAAACAAATTTGGATATGAACAACTATAAATGGACTCAACCTCATGAAGATCTTTATAATCATCCAAATCATTTACTGGATTACCCATACCATCAACAACTAAAACAGCAGATCTAGTAAATCCAGAATTGTAAAATCCACAAGCTGCATGAAAAACATGATGTTGAGTAAATGATTCATACTCAAGTTCGTTTACAAATTCTTTACTTTGATACTTATTGTTGAGATTTTTCTTTACTAGTATTGTAGCAGTTTTATAAAATAATTCTGTTTCTTTAGTGTTGTGAGGTTCATATAACGAAGACATCTGAATTTTTCTAATATTTTCAGAAATATCAGATTGTGTAAGACTCATATAAGGAAATTCATCATGCTTAGTTCTGGTTAATCTTTCTTCCTCAATAAACCAATCAATTTTACCATCAGTCAATTGACAAACTGAGGCATCGTGAGAAACGTGAACTCCTAATGAAGATTTATTTTTCCTCATCATAGTAAACTCCCAATATCATCAGAAGTTAATGAATAAGTTCCTGGTTGCTGCACAACAATAGAAGCAACTTTATTTGCTAATGATATTGCAGATCCCATATCATTAAATATTAAATATCCATAAACTAATCCAGAAAGAAAAGCATCTCCAGCACCAACAACATCATATACATTTACTGATTGTGATGGATAAACATTATTATCGTACATTGCACCTTGCGATCCAAGTGTTACAATAAGTTGGGAATCATCTGGTTTAGTTTTTAAACTATCGAATTCTTTCTGGTTGATTTTAAAATAAGTATTTGATTCAGTATATAAATCTTTCTTTTTAGTATCAATAAAAACGGGACCATTAAAATTTTGTGATATCAATTTAAGATCATCAATTGATAAAAACCCTTTATTATAATCAGAAATAACTATAGCATCATATGTGTAGTGTAAAAATGCCGCACGAACTTCAGCATTTTTAATTGGGTTAACTTTAGTGTCGTGGTCAATTCTGAGTAGTTGATGATTTGATTCTTGATCGACTACTCTTACCTTTTTTATCTCTTCTTTATTTGTAATTAAATTAACGAAACATCCGAATGCTTGTAAATTTTTTTTAACATTGGATGCCATCCCAGAAAAATATTCTTCGTGTCGATACTCAACTACAGGAACAGGTGCTTCTGGACTAATTCGATTTACTTGCCCATATAAGTAAATGTCTTCACAGGTTTCCCCCATCAATAATATTTTGAATGGTTCTTGTCGTTGCATAGTCACTTATTCGATCAAAAAATATTAATTTAGAAGCATACATTGATCCTATAACAGATTTATCTTTCCAATCGGATCCAACTACCATTATATCAGGTTTGATATTATTAATCAACTGCTCCAATTCTTTATCAGAATCAAAAAGATAAACTTCATCAACCGACTTTAAATTCTCAAGAAAAAATTTTCTCTCTTCTTGATTATATATTGGTCTTGTAATTCCTTTCTTTTCTTTTACTCTTATATCAGTATCAATACCAACATATAAAATATCACCAAGAGATTTTGCATAATTTAATAACTCTAAGTGTCCACGATGTAAAAGATCAAAAGTTCCGTTTACAAAAATTTTTTTAGTCATAAAAATTGTTTTTAATATCCTCAATATTAAGCATAAAACTAAAGACCCATAGAACCCTTTCTTTTTTTCCTACAATCTTATTAACACTATGCTCTGCTTTTGATACAATATACATTAATAAATCATTTTCATTAATGTCCCAAGGTGATCCTTGAATATAGGTAACACCTCCACTATCTGGTTTTTGAGTTATTAAATTGCAATGTACAGTGTAAGTATTTGGAAACCATTCTGGATCTATATGAGGATGAACTGTGCCATTCTCAAAACTAACTTCTGTTATTATACCATCTTTTCCAACTGGAGATATCCCATAATTTTTAAATCCAAAAGTATTAACAATTCTTTGCTGAATAAAATAAGAT